ACCTGGGGGGGAGGGGGCACCACTACAACCCCGAGGGCATCGCCAAGGACCGTGAGAAGACGATTGCCGCCGACCGCCTGGGCTGGACGGTGCTGCACTTCACCGGCCGGCAGGTGCGCAGCGGCCAGGCCATCGCCGGCATAAAGGACTGGATGACGTCCAACGCAGGCGATAGTCTGCGGAAGTCATAGAGACAACCGAGGAAAGGGCATCCATGGGCAACGCCGAGAACGACTGGCAGAAGACAGACCCTGACCTGCGGGCGCACCCGCGCTTCGCCGAGCTTTGCGAGCTGCTGGGCGTCCCGCCGCTGGTCGCCGACGGCCTGCTGAGCGGCCTCTGGCGCATGGCCTACCGGCAGGCACCGGACGGCGACGTAACGCGGTTCAGCGCCAGGGCCCTGTGCGCCGGCGCGGGCTGGGACGCGCGACACGCGGCACCGGAGAAGGTGGTGAGCGCGCTGCGGGAAACCGGCTTCCTCGAGCCGGGCGGCGAGGAGCACGAGCTGGAGGTCATCGCCGCCTGGGATGAGTGGGGCGGAGCGGCCCGGGCGCAGCGCCGAAAGTGGGCCGAGGAGAAGGCCAGGGCGAGGGAAAAAGTGTCCGCAGACAGCGGCAAGACTTCTTCTGGACGTCCACCCAATGTCGGCAAAAGTCATCGCGCGAAGACTGAGACCTTAGACCTTAAGGTCAAGAGCATTCGCGAATTCGAGCCAGATTTCAGCCCTTGGTGGGAGACCTACGGGAAGGTCGGGTCACGCGCCGACGCCCGCCTTTGCTACCTGCACTGGCGCGGCGAGGGGGCGAGCCGCGAGGATTTGCTGACCGCTGCCGGCAACTATCGCGCCTGGTGCCTGGCGACCGACACGCTGCAGAAGCACGGGGCGACGTTCCTCGCGAAGAAGCCGAACCGCTGGGAGGAGTGGGTGAACCCCGACACTGCGCCGGCGAAGCCCCAGGCCCGCGACAAGACAAGCTCCGACCACGCGGTCGCCTGCTTCATCTGCGGCAAGCCCATCGACCCGGCGGAGGTGCTGGACGCGCCGTTCGCCTCTGGCAAGGGCTACGCACACCGCGCATGTGCGAAGGCGGCGGCGCGATGAACGGCACGCCCTGCCCCTGCGGGAACACGACCTACTTCGGGCCCGCCACCGTCGTTTACGACGACCCGCTGGACATGGTGCTCGAGGAGTACCGCTACGTGACCTGCCGGCGCTGCGGGCGCAACCTGGTCGTGGGGCGCGACGTAACGCTCGAGGAGGAGGGCGAATGAGCGCGCGCAAGAAGATGCCCGAGCCCTGGCCGCCTGACTTCCTGCTCTTCGGGGAGAAGGCCTGCACGGCCTGCGGGGCGACGCTGCCGGCCTGCTCGAGCCACTTCGTACCCGACAAGACGCAGCGCGACGGCCTGAGCACCCGCTGCCGCGACTGCCGCAACGCTGCCGACCACCGGCGCTGGCCTGACCGCAAGGCCTACCGCGAGATGCAGAAGAAGCGCGCCCTCGTTGGCGCGGAAGACGCCGGCGGCGGCTGAGACCGCCGGCCAGGGCCCTGGGCGCATCCCACGCCCACGCCGGCCGCGCCTGACCGTCGCTAGGCGGCGCGGCCGGCAGGGGCCCGACTACCAGGGGGGAACCATGCGAGAGATTGACAAGCTCATCAGCAAGCTCGAGAGCGTCGAGCGCGCCGCCGGCGAGGAGCCGCTCACCGTTGACCTGAGCGACTGCAGCGGCAACTACGTGACCGCCTACGTCGCGGGGCAGCGGGATATGCACGCCTACGCTCTGGAGCTGGCCGACCGCGCCAGCAGGGGGGAACCGCTATGAGCGAGCTGCCACCGTTCTACTACGGCCTCGCCGGCTTCATCGTCGGATACCTGCTGGCCGTGTTCGTACACAAGATGGCCGACTGAAGGGGGAGACCGTGACCGCAGCACCGCCGCTCATCACCGCCGCTGGAGCCGTCATCATCGCGTTCTTCGTGCTCGCCTGCCTGGCTATGGCCTGGGCCCGCAGGTGACGCCCGTGGTAGGATGACCGCGAGCCAAGGAGGCGAGATGCCGAAACCGCAGGACGCGGCGCTCGAGGTAGAACAATGGCCGGTTGACCGGCCGATACCCTACGACAAGAACCCACGCATCGCACCGCCGGCAGCGGTCGAAAAGGTCGCCACGAGCCTGCGGGAGTACGGCTGGCGGCAGCCCATCGTCGTGGACGACGCCGGCGTGGTCATCGTAGGCCACACCCGCCTTCTGGCCGCCCGCCTTCTGGGCATGAGCATGGTGCCCGTCCACGTAGCCGCCGGCCTCTCACCCGAGCAGGCCAAGGCCTACCGCCTGGCCGACAACCGCACCGGCGAGGAGTCGGCCTGGGAGTACGCGGCGCTGAACGATGAGCTGCGCGAGCTGGCTGACGCCGGCTTCGACCTGGAGCTGACCGGCTTCGACACCGATGAGCTGACCGGCCTCTGGAAGACCGAGCAACCCGTTGAGCAAGACGAAGTCCCGCAGACGTCCGAAGACGAACCGACGACGCAGCGCGGCGACCTGTACCGCCTGGGCCGGCACCGCCTGCTCTGCGGCGACGCGACGAACGCCGCCGAGGTTGAGCGCGTGCTGGCCGGCGCGTACCCGGGCATCATGGTCACCGACCCGCCATACGGCGTGCAATACGACCCGAGCTGGCGGCACGAGGCCGGCATCAATGACAGCGAGCGTATGGGCAGCGTGGCGAACGACGACCGCGCCGATTGGCGGGAGGCCTGGGCCCTGTTCCCGGGCGACGTCGCGTACATCTGGCATTCCGGCCTGCACGCGCACGAGGTCGCGAACAGCCTGCTCGCCGTGGGCTTCACGCCGCGAGCGCAAATCATCTGGGTCAAGAACCGCATTGTCATCGGGCGCGGCCACTACCACTGGCGGCACGAGCCGGCGCTCTACGCGGTACGCGACGACGCGGACGATTCGTGGGCCGAAGGGGCCGACCGGGCCCAGGACGCGGCCGTGCGCTACCTCGACGGCCATGAGGCCTCTGTGTACGCCGTGCGGGACGGTGCGACAGCCGACTGGGGCGGCAGCCGCAAAGAGAGCACGGTGTGGGAGATTGAGACCGGAGGCCAGGACGCCGACACGACCCACGGCACGCAGAAGCCCGTCGAGTGCATGGCCCGCCCGATTCGGAACCACGACCTGCAAGAGGTGTACGACCCGTTCTGCGGGAGCGGCACGACCATCATCGCCGCCGAGCAACTAGGGGCCACCTGCTACGCCCTCGAGCTTGAGCCGGCGTATTGCGACGTCATCGTCGCCAGGTGGGAAGCGCTGACCGGCGAGACAGCGGAGGTCGAGCACGCATGAACCTGGCAGAGATGCGCGTACAACTCGAGGGCGTCGCCGAGCATCACGCCGAAGAGGAGCGGGTCCACCACGCCCTGGCGGACAGCCACACAAAGCAAGCGCTTGACCACGCGGCGAAGGCCGCCGAGACCAGGGCGCTGCTCCGCAACCTACGGCAACTCGACCCGGCGGAGCCCAGTGGCGAATAAGGTGAGCCGGGCGGAGGTCGAGAGCCGCCTACAGGATATCTACGGCCTGGTCGTGGACGGCGCGCCGTTCCGCACGATTCGGCAGTTCGTGTCCGAGAAGTGCGCCTGGAGCGTAGACGAGCGCACCCTGCGCCGCTACGTCAAGCGCTGCACCGACAGCTTCGTCAAAGAGGCGGAGATGGACCGCGAGAAGCTGCGCGCCAACGCGGCCCTGCGCCTGAACCGCGTGTACGCGATGCAGATTCAGCGGAACGACCTGCGCGGGGCGGTCATCACGCAAGGGGCCATCGCCCGCCTGCACGGCCTCGACGCGCCGACGCGCCAGGAGCTGACGGGGGCCGGCGGCGAGCCCCTGCACGGCGGGCTCACCGATGAGGAGCTGGCACAGATGACGCGCGACCTGGTGGAGGCCCAGGCCGAGCGGCTGGGCACCGATGCCCCAGACTGAGGTCGAGCCGTTCATCACGAGGCTCGCGCGCATGCCGGCGGAGCGCCGGCGCGCCTACCTCGACAGCCTCACCACGAGGCAGCTCAAGGACCTGCGCTACACCTGGTCGGCGAACGCCCGCCCAGGGCAGCGCGCACCCGAGGGGTACTGGCGCACCTGGCTGCTGCTGAGCGGGCGGGGGTACGGCAAGACGCGCGCCGGCGCTGAGTGGGTGCGCTCTCAGGTTGAGGACCACGGCAAGATGCGCATCGCCCTGGTCGCCGCCACGGCGGCCGACGCCCGCGACGTCATGGTGGAGGGCGAAAGCGGAATCCTCGCCATCAGCCGGCCAGACTTCATGCCGAGGTACGAGCCCTCGAAGCGCCGGCTCACCTGGCCGAACGGGGCCATCGCCACGACCTACAGCGCCGACGAGCCACGAACCCTGCGAGGCCCGCAGCACGACGCCGCCTGGTGCGACGAGCTGGCGGCCTGGCGCTATCCCGAGGCCTGGGACATGCTGCTCTTCGGCCTACGCCTGGGCAAGAACCCGCAGGTCGTGGTGACGACGACGCCCAGGCCGACCACGCTCGTCAAGAACCTGATGGCGAAGAAGACGACGGTCCTGACCAGGGGCAGCACCTACGACAACCGGGCGAACCTCGCGCCTGAGTTCTTCGATGACATCGTGGCGGCCTACGAAGGCACCGACCTGGGCCGGCAGGAAATCTGGGGCGAGGTCATCGATGACCTGGAGGGGGCCCTGTGGAAGCGCCGGGTCATCGACCGCAACCGCTGGCAGGCCGTGGACCCGAAGACGGGCGAGCGCATACCGCTGCCCGACCTGAGCCGCATCGTCGTGGCGGTGGACCCTAGCGTCACGAACAAGCCCGGGAGCGACGAGACCGGCATCATCGTGGCCGGCATCGATGGACCGCCGACGAAGGCGCACGCCTACGTGCTCGATGACCTGAGCGGGCGCATGGACGCCGAGGATTGGGCGCGCGAAGCCTGCGCCGCCTACGCCCTCTGGGACGCCGACTGCATCGTCGCCGAGGTGAACCAAGGCGGTGACCTGGTGAAGACGATGATTCGCATGGTGGACCCGAACGCGAAGTACAAGGCCGTGACCGCCACGAGGGGCAAGTTCGTGCGCGCCGAGCCGGCCGCCGCGCTCTACCAACAGAACCGCGTCCACCACGTAGGTCTCTTCGGCAAGCTAGAGGACCAACAGTGCAACTTCACCGTGGACATGGACCGCGCGACGATGGGCAGCCCTGACCGCGTAGACGCGCTCGTTTGGGGGCTGTTCGAGCTGGTCGTGCGGCACCGCCCCCAGGGCAAGGCTACTAGCCGCAAGCTCTAGGGTGTACGCTTCTCGCTGGACGCCGGCGAACAGGAGGGACACCCGTGGGCAATGACGTCATGAAGGTCGGAGGCGGAGGCGGAAAGAGCCCGACGTCACCCGACATGAGCGCCAAGGGCAGCGCGCTCCCCGCGAGCCCCGAGGACCGAACCGACATCGCCGCTGCCGTCACCCGCCTGCGCGGGAAGCACCGGACGATGTGTAAGGAGTTCGACTACTACGACGGTGACCAGCCCGTCGTCTACGCGACAGACCAGCTCAGCGCCTACTTCAAGAACCTGACGAGCCGCTTCATGGAGAACTGGTGCGCGCCGGTGGTAGACGCCGTGCTCGAGCGCCTGACCCTGAACGGCTTCGATTGCTCCGAGGGCAGCGAGAGCGCCAAGGACGCGCTCGAGGAGCTGATGGAATCGGGCGGGCTCGCGCTCGAGGCCTACGATGCGCACGCGGCGGCGGTCATCGCCGGCGAGAGCGCCATCATCGTCACGCCGCACGAGGACGCGCCGAACGAGGTCGAGGTCTACGCGAACGACCCGCGCTGCGTGCAGGTCTTCTATGACCCGAGGCACCCGAAAAAGATGCGCATGGCGGCCAAGGAATACGAGGACGAGCTGACCGGGTTCTGGCACCTGACCCTCTACTATCCCGACCGCCTCGAGCACTACCGCAGCCGGCAGGACTCGAGGCCCGTGAAGGGCGGCGACTACCTGCCGCTCCCAGACGACGAGGGCGGCGCGGTGGACTTCCACGACTGGGGCCGCGTTCCCGTCTTCCACTTCCGCCGCAACCGCCGCAGGACGACCGGCGAGCTGGCCGGCAGGGTACGCCCGCAGCAAGACATGGTGAACAAGCTCCTGGCCGACATGATGGTCTCCAGCGAATTCGCCGGCTTCCGCCAGCGGTACGCAATCACCAACGCCGACCTGAGCGACCTGGAGGCGAGCCCGACAGACCTGTGGAAGCTCCCGCCGGGCAGCGACGACGAGGGCGCGACGCAGGTGGGCTCGTTCGACACTACCGAGCTGGGCAACTTCATGGGCTCGCGCACGGCGCTGGCCGAGGGCATCGCCATCATCAGTCACACACCGAAGCACTACATGACCGGCGCGGCCACGCCGAGCGGCGAAGCGCTCATGGCCATGGACGCACCGCTGACAAAGAAGGTCGACCACTACACCGAACTCTTCGGCGAGACCTGGCGCGAGCTGGCGGTGTTCTACTGCCACCTGAAGGGCATCGAGGTCAAGGGCAGCGACGTCACCGTGCTCTGGGCGAACAGCGGCATTGACCAGCCTGAGACCACGAGCAACGTGGTGCGGAACTACACGACAGCGCAGATGCCGCTCGAGACCACGCTGCGCGAGCACGCGGGCTGGACGCCGGCGCAGCTCGAGCGCATGCACGAAGACAAGGAGACCGCCGCCGAGAAGGCACCGCCGACCTTTGGCGAGATAGCACTCAAGGCGGCGGCACAGAACCTCAACGGCGCGGCCAACCCGAGGCCCGTCCCAGGTGCCACGGAGGAGCCCGCTGACGAGCCGCCAGGCAACGGCAAGGCAAAGACGCCAGCGAACCCGTTCGCGCGCTGAATCGCGCCGTGAGCGAGGAGCGTCGCGCACCCGAGGATGAAGGCCTCGAGGCGGTAATGGTCTTCACTACCGCCGAGGCGGACTGGGCGCTGTTCCTCATCAACCCCGAGAGCATCGCTGGGGAGGGCTGATGGCCAGCGAAGTCTCGACCTACATGGCCCAGTGGAAGGCCCTGCTCAAGAGCGGCGAGCAACAGACCACCGAGGCGATGGCCCAGAAGTACGTCGGCCTGCAGAACGCCCTCAAGGGGCAGCTCGAGAAGCTCGCCGGCGACGTCATCGCCGTGCAAGAGAAGGGCGAGGTCCCGACGCCCGGCCTGCTGAACCAAATCGACACGTACAAGAAGTTCCAGGCCGACAGCGCCGAGCAATACGCGAAGTACATCGACTGGGCCGGCGACGTCGCGAGCGAGGAGCAGGTCGCGGCGGCCAAGGGCGCGACGAGCGCCGCGAGCGAGGCCCTTAACAAGAAGCCAAACCCGCTCGAGGATACCGATGGCCTGGGCGAAGAGGTGCTCGCGGCCTGGGACGAAGGCGCGGTCGAGAGCATGAGCGGCATGACCGCCGGCGGGCCGCTCAAGGAGCTGCTGCAACAGGGCTACGGCGTCATGGAACAGGAGATTGCCCAGCGCCTCGTGGACGGCGTCGCCAAGGGCATGAACGCGTTCGAGGTCGCGAACAACGCGAGCGACGCCCTGGGCATCGGCCTGGACCGCATCCTCTGCATCGCGCGTACCGAGATGAACCGTTCGTTTCGCGACAGCACGATGGACGCCTACCGCTCGAGCGGCGTGGTCGAGCGGTACGCCCGCATGAGCGCCCGCGACGAGTTGGTCTGCGAGGCGTGCCTGGCGGCAGACGGCGACGTGTTCGACGCCGACGTCGAGCCCGACGACCATCCCAACTGCCGCTGCACCGTGGTCCCGCTCATCCCGGGCGAAGAGATAGCGGACCTTGGCCTGACCGACTCGAGGGCGTGGTTCGACACGCAGGACGAAGGCGTGCAGCGCGGCATCATGGGGCCCGGCCGCCTGGCGATGTACCAGGAGGCGAAGGCGAGCGCCGAGACCGAGGCGACGCTGCTCTGGGACCGCATGGTCTCGCGCAACGTGGACCCGACCTGGGGCGGCACGCTGCGCATCACGCCGCTCAAGGACCTGTCCAAAGAAATCGGCGGACTTCCGAAGGACGGCGCATCGACGCCGAGCCACTTCGTGCCGAGCAAGGACCTGGCACCCTACCCGGGCAAGAGCGCCGGCTTCCTGGGCGACCTTGCGCCGAACGACAAGCTGTACAAGGAGTTCCTCGAGACCGACGCCGGCGCGAAGGCCTACCAGGCGGCGCTGAACCACGCCCTGGGCATCGGGCCGGCGGTGGACGAGGCCCTGGTCGCCGACCATATCGCCACGGTGCTCGCTAAGGACTACCAGTCGAGCGGGGCCCTGGACTACTACCTCAAGACAAAGGGCTTCAACCTCAATGCCGAGGAGAAGGCCAAGGTCAAGGAGGCCTGGAAGACGCAGAAGTCGGGCCAGAAGATAGCCGCCAAGGCCCTGGCGAAACACGAGGAGGAACTCGCCGCTCAGAAGCTCGCCGCCGAGGAGGCCAAGCTCAAGGAGGCCGCCGCCAAGGAGGCCAAGGCCGCTGAGCAGAAGGCGATGATTCAGACGTTCGCGAAGGACAGCCTGGAGGCGGAGGCCGACATGGCGTCGGCGCTCGATACCGTCGCCAGCTACGCCGGCGGAGACACGGTCTACAAAGAGGCCTTCCACGACGCGTTCGTGGCGAAGTACGGCATGAACCCGAAGGCCGCCGAGATGGTGCTCGCCCACGAGGAGAAGATGGCCGGCGCGCTCGAGACCCTGCTGGCGAAGGACTACAAGAGCCCGGGGGCGGCCGACTACTGGCTGGCGCACGCGGGCGCGCAGGCGTTCACGCTGAGCGGCGACGACGCGAAGGAGCTGAAGGCGAAGTGGGCGGTCGAGCACAAGGCTAAGAAGGCCGCTGAGAAGGAGGCGGCCAAGGTCGCCAAGGCGGCGGAGCCGAAGCTGAACATCATGGACGCCGTGAAGCTCAAGAACGACATGCTCGACGCGAGCACCCTGACCATGGCAGAGAAGGTGGAGGCAGAGAAGGCGGCGAACGCGGCGGCACAGGTGGTCATCGACGCCGGCGGCACGAAGGCCGAGATGATGGCGGCGGTCAAACAGGTCATCGACACGCACGTCGAGGAAGCGAAGTTCATGGCGGGCCCGGCCGGCGCGCTGACGCCCGAAGCGCAGAAGCTCCTCAACGGGTTCATCATGCAGGGCGGCAGCGGCGACATGCTGATGATGCAGGCCAAGGCGGCCGGCCTGGACTACCCGCAGGCGCACGCCCTGGTGACCGCCTACAAGGAGAGCGCCACGGGCGGGTCGTTCGCGCACGAGGACGCGAAGGCCATGGCGACCGAATGGCTCAAGGGCAAGGGGTTCCCGCTCGAGCCGACGCCGGCCGACCTGGGCGCGGCAGCGGCGAAGGCCGAGGCAGAAGCCAAGTTCACCGCCGCAGAAAAGGCCGATATCGACGCCTACGTGAAGGACCTGCTGCAGCAAGCCGCCGAGGTCGGGACGCAGGACGTAGACATGCTGATGATGGTGAACGAGGAGGTCATGGCGAACCTGAGCGGCGACGTTCTCAACGCCATTCAGGACAAGGTCTACGCGGTGCTCAACGGCACCGACCTGCCGACGCCCAAGGCGGGCCTGTACGACGCCCTGAGCAACCCGGCGAAGATGACCGCCGACTTCCTGCTGCACGAGATGGCGGACGCCGGGTTCAGCGAGGCGGGCGAGGCGCTGGCGTACCTCAAGAACTACGCAGAGATGGAAGGCATGACGGCGGCGCACCAAGCGGCGGTGCTCGAGAAGTGGGCCACGTTCGCCAACGTCGAGCTTCCTGCAGGGGCCAAAGACCTGACCCTGCTCACCAAGAATGAGGTCGATTTCCTCGCCGAGCACCTGGCGATGCTGCTCGAGCCGATGGAAGAGATGGGCACCGACCTGAGCGCCATCGACGTGCAGACCGCGAAGGAGGCTGCCTGGGCCGCCGGCGCGAAGGCGATGGTGAACGACGGTCTCACCATAGCGACCGACTCCGAGGCGATGAGCATCCACGAGGTCATGAGCAACCTGCTCCACGACGAACTCGCCGCGCCGGTGTTCGCTGGGGAAGACGCCGGCCAGGCGGCGCTGGTGCAGAACCTGGTCCACGACATGGCGCTCGCCGGCGTGAACAGCGTGGGCGCGGCGGAACTCTACATCGAAGGGGCGATGCCGGAACTCGCGAGCACAGCGATGAACGCGGCGGTCAAGGCGATGCAGGAGGCGGGGCACATACCGCCCGACGTCGCCAGCCTGCCGCCGCTCAAGGTCGCCGTGGCGAAGCACATCACCATGCTGGGCGAACAGGCGGCGGGGCACGACCCGGCAGCCATCATCGCCGCGAAGGAGAAGGCCATCCTGGCGGGCAAGCAATCGCTGGCCGCGAACCCGGGCAGCAACGTCAAGGCGAAACAGGCGGCAACAGAGGCCTTCCACGCCCACCTGGGGGGAGCAACCGCCCCGGTGGCTGCGGCGGCCGTACAGGCGGCTGTGTACGACGCCTCGAAGCTCGAGGAAGCTATCGCCACGGTGCTGGCGAAGGACTACAAGAGCAGCGGCGCGGTCCACTACTGGCTGAACAGCTCCCAGGGCGCGAACTTGAGCGCCGAGGAGAAGAAGGCGGTCCAGAAGGCGTGGAAGGACTGGAAGGGCGGCGCGGCGATTGACCCGACGCAGGTGGGGGCGAAGTTCGCTGCGGAGCACGCCGGCGAGGTCATCGCGCAGACCACGCCGGCGGCGACGCCTGCGGCGGCGGGGCCCAAGCTCGCGAGCGGCAGCAAGGCGAAGGTGGACGCAGCCTTCCAGAACCTGCCTATCGTCGCCAGCTACCCGAGCGTCATGAACACCATCGACGGCCTGAGCGACCTGACCGCGAAGGAGAAGACGGCGCTGAAGGGGAAGTGGTCGGTCGCCAACGCGGTCTCGAAGTCGAACATGCACCCGAGCATGACGGTGGAGGAGGCAAAGGCGTTCTTCGCCGGCCTGGGCATCACGCCGACGCTCCCGCTCTACCAGGACACGATGAGCGAGTGGGGCAAGCTCAAGGGCATCGACTGGAAAGCGCAGGAGAAGCTCGAGGCGAAGGCCAAGCTCGAGGAGGCCGCCAAGGTCAAGGTCGAGACCATCGCGCAGATTGCCTTCGGCGAGGGCGCGACCACGGGCCCGCTGCTTGACGCCCACCTGGCGCAACTCACGACGCCGGTGACGCAGAAGGAGAAGGCGGCCATCCAAAAACAACTCAAGGTGCTGGTGAAGGAGGAGAAGGCCAAGGCCCTGGCTGCCCTAGAAGCGCAGAAGGCAGCCGAGAAGGCTGCCGAGGTCGCCGCCACGTACCAGAAGGCCCAGGAGTTCATCACCGCCAAGGCGACGCTCGTGCAGGTCGAGCACGCGCTCAAGAACGAGGGCAAGACGGCCAGCGAGGTGAACAAGGTCAAGGCCGCGATGCGCGACATACGCAAGGGCGGCACGGCGGCGTTCACGAAGTCGCCGCTGATGGGCCCGAACACGCCGGTCAAGATGATGGGCAGCCCCAACGCCGCCGCCGTGCAGAAATACTACAAGGAGAAATACAAGCCGGCCATGGACGGCCTGCGCTCGCGCGCCCACGCCGGCCTCTCGCTCAAGGCGAGCCGCTCCGCCGAAGACCTGCAACTGTCGTTCGCCACCAAGTGGACGGGCGGCTTCTACGGGCCCGCCGGTTCGACGTTCTGGCACGAGGGGAACTTCTACAAGAGCGAGACCGAGTTCTGGAACGCCTTTGCCAGGCTCACCGGGAACACCGGCGCGAGCCGTGAGAAGCTCGAGTTTGTCCTGGCGCAGATGAACAAGGCCATGAACCGCGACGAATTCAGGCTCAAGGAGGCCCTGCGCGTGCAGCGCGGGTTCAGCGGCTGGAACGGCGAGGGGCCCGAGATGCTGAAGGCGCTCATCGACAAGGGTGACCTGGAGGCGGTGAAGGGCAAGCGGTTCACGAGCCCGAGCTACATGAGCAGCGCGGTCTCGAGCAAGGATTGGTCCTGGGGCTCGTGGACGCTGAACATCGACTGCCCGCCAGGCATGGGCGGGTTCCCAGCGCAGATGGTGAGCGGCTTCCAGAGTGAGATTGAGTGGCTGCTACCGCGCAACCTGACCTTTGAAGTCCGTGAGGTTTGCTACGGTAAGAACGCCCTGGGCGAAGGGACCGCCGGGCGCTGGAACGTCTTTGTGGACGTCGTCGGCAAGTACGACAAGGACGGCAGGCTGATGCAGGACTACGCGCTCCCGGTCAAGGACGACCCGAACGCGCCTGTGCGCAGCGGTAGCGCATACGAGGCGGCGGCAAAGAAAGAGGCCGAGGATTACGTGAAGGCGCACCCGGGCGAGAGCCCCGTGTGGCTGACGTAGGAGGGAGGCACGATGGCGAACGAAGGACCCGGCGCGGCGAGCGCCAGCGACGGCGGCCTGCTGAGCTGCCCGTGCAATACCTGCGCCCGTGTGTTCCCGGGCCAGGACTTCTGCGAAGCGTTCCCAGACGGCGAGGGCATCCCCTGGGCCATCGTAACGGGGCGCGACAATCACCTGACGGAGACCGCCGGCGACCACGGCCTGCGCTACGTATACGCGCCGTCGCTGGGCCCGAAACCGCGCTGGGCACCATGAGCGTGCTCATCGGCTGCATCGACTGCGCCGAGGCGTTCGAGGCGGAGCGCCCAGACGTTGTCCTAGAGACAGGCGACGGACGTCTGGTGGACGGATACCGCTGCCCGGCGTGCGGCGAAATGAACGTCGTGGGCGACGCGGTGTACCGCCACTACATCAGCCGCCGCAACCTCGCCGGGCTCATCCATCCCGAACAGGGGCGCGAGCACCGCCGCTGACGCACACAGGGCCCGAATCCCGGCCGCCGGCGCTTCCCGCGAGGGAGGAGCCGGCGGCCGTACTTGTGCCCCAGAATCGGCCGCTGTATGGTACGGGCAGAAGTCGGCGAGACACCGGCTAGACAGGGAGGGACAATGCCCGACAATCAAGGACTTCCGCCAGACGGCCAGGACGGCCAGGATGGAAGCTCCGACGACGGGAACGCTGGCGCAGGGTTCGACTACGCGACCTGGTTGGAAGCGCAGGACGAAGCAACCGCAGCCGGCATTGAGGCCCATATCGGCGGCCTCAAGCGCACCGTGGAGGCCACGCGCGAGGATAACAAGTCCTTGCGCCAGGCGGTGAAAGACGCCGCCCAGGGAGCAGACGGTGAGACCAAGGCCCAGCTCGACGCTCTCGGCAAGAAGCTCGAGGAGCGGGAACGCGAGGTGACCTTCATCGACCAAGCGGTCGCACAGAAGTGTCGCAAGCCTCGCGCGCTGTGGGTGCTCGCGGTAGCGGACAACGCGTTTGACCGCTACGGCAAACCTGACTGGCAACACCTGCGCTCGACCTATGAGGAGCTATTCGAGACCACGCCGACGCCGCGCGGGAACGCGGGCGCTGGAGCTGGGACACCGCCGAGCGGCGGGCCCGATATGGAATCGTTGCTCCGAAGGGCGGCTGGGCGCGGGTAACTCCACCGGAGGAACCCCACCATGACCATCAGCGGTACGTTCGACGACAGCATCTCGGGTGCCGACCTGGCGGGGAATATCCCCGTCGAGTACGTGCCCGAAATCATGAAGGGCACGACTGAGAGCAGCAACGTGATGCGGCTCGCCTCGCGGCTCCCCGACATGCCGACCGCGACCCGCGTCATGCCCGTGCTCGACAGCCTGCCGCTCGCGTACTTCAGCACCGGCGAGGCCGACCAGACGCAGACCACCGACGTCAAGTGGCGCAACGTCACGGTGACGGCGGAGGAGCTGAACGTCATCGTGCCCATCCCGAAGACGGCGTTCGATGACGCGAACCAGCCCATCTGGCCGCGCGTCCAGCCGCTCATCGTGCAGGCCGCCGGCAAGGCCATCGACCAGGCCGTGCTGTACGAGACCAACAAGCCGGCCTCGTGGCCCAAGGGCATCGTCCATTCGGCCCTCGACGTCGCCGGCGACAGCCACACCATCAGCCTGGCCGCGTGCGACGACATGTACGAGGCCCTGCTGGGCGAGGCCGGCGTGCTGAGCCGGCTCGAGGAAGAGGGCTTCATGGCCACCGGCCACGTCGCCCACACCTCGATGCGCGGCAAGCTGCGCGGCGTGCGCGACGCGGACGGCCAGCCGCTGTTCCGCAACGGCATGAACGAGAGCACCCGGTACGTCCTCGACGGCAGCCCCATCGACTTCCCGGTCAACGGCTCCATCGACAAGAGCAAGACGCTCATGGTCACGGGCCAGTGGAACGAGCTGGTCTACGCGGTGCGCCAGGATATCACCTGGTTCGTCGCCAACCAGGGCGTCATTCAGGACGGCAACGGAGCCATCCAGTTCAACCTCTTCCAGAACCGCATGGTGGCCCTCATGCTGACCATGCGCCTGGGCTTCGCCCTGCCGAACCCGGTCAACGCTCTCGAGGAGACCGAGGCCAACCGCTACCCGTTCGCGGTCCTGACCGCCTGACGGTAGAGCGCCACCGCAGGCCCGCCACCGCCGAATGGGTGCGGGGCGGGCCGAAGGCGCAGAAGGAGACAACATGTCCCGCTTCCCGTTCGACTGGAAACTCGCCAGCCGTATCAAGAGCCACCAGAAGACCAAGACCCTCGCCCGTGGCCATATCGCCATCCTCGAGGTCGCCCCGCTCAACACCGACACGAACGGCGTCATGGAGGCCGTGACCCTCACGACCGCCAAGGACGTCACCACGCTCGTCGCCGGCGTGGCCGCCAAGCTCCTGGCCTGCCCGCAGCTCATCACCGTCAAGGGCACCAAGGCCGGCGGCAGCCTGACCGGCGACGTCGTCATCACCGGCACCGATATCTGCGGCAACACCATCGAAGACACCATCGCTCTGAGCGACGACTTGAGCGTGTCGGGTGTCTACGCCTTCGCATCGGTGACGAACGTCCACCTGCCCGCCAAGGTGACCACGGCGGACACCGTCGAGGTCGGCGTCACCAAGGCCATCGGCATCCCGTTCATCAGCGGCGAGGTCCAGGCCGCCTACAGCAAGACGCTCAACGGCAGCGCCGACACGGGCGCGTTCTCGTATGACGCGACCGACGTCGGGAAAAGCATCTACACGCCGAACGGCACGCCGAACGGCACCAACAAGCTCAACCTCTCGCTCGTCGTTGCCGACCTGACCTGAGCCGGCCATGACGGCGACGGCTAACGACATAGCGGTCGTGCGCCTGGGACTCGAGATTCCCGAGGGCAAAGAGGCCGCGTTCACCGACGCCCTCATCGGCGGGTTCATCGAAGCGCACCCGGTGAAGGACACGGCGCGGCGCAAGCCGGCAGACGCCGGCTGGACCGCGACGTATGACCTGAACGCCGCCACGGCGGACCTGTGGATGCTCATCGCCGCGAGCCTGTCGTCGCTGTACGACTTCAGCGCGGACGGCGCGAGCTTCACGCGGGCCCAGGCGTTCGACCACGCGAACCGCATGCGCCGGCTCTTCGCGAGCCGTGCGTATGCCACGAGCGTTCCGCTGACCAGGGACCGGCAGACCGACATTCTCTACCAGGGCAACTGGCCCTTCCTCGAGGAGTTGGACCTGCAGGCCTACGAAGAGGCGGAGCACGCCGCATATCCCGACAACACCACACAAGGCACCGCGCTGTGAGGCCCATGGACGCGACAGAGATGGCCGGCATCACGGCGACCATCGAAGACTCGTTGCTGGACACCTGCACGGTCGATGCCTACACCGAACTCGCCGGCGAGCTGAACGAACCCGAGGTCACCTACACGGCCGGCGCGGCGACGCCCTGCCGATTCAGGGCCACGAGCGGCATGGTCAACATCGTGCCCGACTTCGGCCTGGCCGGCGTCGATGCGATGCTGCGCCTGCCTCTGGGAACGACCATCACGAACCGCGACCGCGTGACCGTGACGCACCGCTACGGCATCGCGCTCGCGGAGCCCCAGACCTACAGCGTCGCCGGCGACCCGGCACCGGGCATCGCGTCGCTCGAGGTCAAGCTGCAGGAGCGGCACCTGTGAACGGCCTGGACATATCCCTCGAGGGCGGGCCGAAGCTGAACCACAAACTCGACAAGCTAATCAAGGACGAGCCGAAGATAGCGACGGCGGTCGCCGAGGGCGCTGCCCTGGTGTTCGAGCGCGGCATGAAGCGCCGCGCGCCCGTGGGCCGCACGGGCGGACTGCGCAACAGTATCAAGACGAAGGTGACCGGCATCGGCAAGGCGGAGGTCGGCCCTCATCAGAAGTACGCCGCGTTCCCCGAATTCGGCACGGGCATCATGGGCGAACCCGGCAAGGCGAGCGGCAAGCGCATCACGCCGATTCACGCCGGCGTGCTCGCCTGGACGGCCTACAGCGGGCGCGGGCTCAAGGGCGGCACCAAGGTCGTCGTCAAGAGCACGGCCGGCATGAAGGCCACGCCTTACGTGCGCCCGACGCTGCACGAAGACAAGCTGGCGGCGGAGAAGGGCGGCAACCTGGCCGGCCGGGTCATGATTCTGAAGGCGGTCAAGATATGAGCGGCGAGGACCTGCTCATGGCCTGCCTGCAGGAGCTGGACGCGGCCTGCTTCCCGCAGACGCTCCCGGTCAACGCGAAGGGCGAACCGACGCGCCTGCCGGCGGTCGTCTTCAAACAGGTGGGCGGCGGCGGCGTCTACAGCCACGACAAGGGGCCCGCAGGCTATGAGCCCCTGTGGGAGCTGCGCTGCTGGGCGACGACCTACGCCGACGCGAAGCGCCTGGCCCGCAACGTCACCGAGGCGATAGACGAGCTGGGCATGCAGGTGACCGGCGAGATGGACGACCGGGAAGGGCAGACCGGCACACCGAACGTGGTGCTGACGGCCAGCGGGTTCTTCTCGAGCGAGGAGGCCTGATGGCGAGCAAGAAGCGCACGCCGGCCAGGCGCAAGACGCCTGAGCCGTTCCGCGTCGGCACCTGGAACGGCCTGCCGAACTACGAGTGCATCCGATGCGGGTTCAAGAGCCTGGACCGCGAGGCCGCCCTCGAGCACGTACTGACACGACACGCCATACAGGAGGCGGCACAATGACGAAGGCAATCCGCAGTCACGGCACCCTGCTGCAGATGGGTGACGGCGGCACCGCTGGGGCGGCCCTCACCGGCTGCACGAGCGCGACCGGCGACCCGTACACGGTCATCACCAAGTCGGCGCACGGCCTGGTCACCGGGCAGCCCGTGACCCTCGCCAGCTTCACCGGCACGGGCGCGACCGTGCTCAACGGCGACCACCGCGTCGCCCTGGTGC